CTATAAACTAATAATTTGGCACTTTAACTTTACTTTAGGTTCATCCCTAATCGCCAGTTCTGCTTACCAAAACATGGCCCACTAGAAACTCTGGGTCTTTTTATAGATCTTTGTGGTTTGGCTAGAAAGAAAAGAAAGTGCCAGTGACCAAAAGGAGGAATACAGTTAATGAAAGAGAGAGAATGGGAGTCAACCTATTGCACTGTAGGCAAAGTGGCATTACCGTATCGGACAAGCGCGCAGTCAAAGCTGTAAGAGCCGACCGCAGTGCTCGCCAACCGGAACGCAGTTTGCCCAGAACCCACGCCAGAGATGGCGCCTTCAAATGTGGAGTAAACTGAGAGTGCTGAACCGTTGACAACAAGGTACAAGGTGAGGCCGCCTGCAAGGGGCAGCGGGGAGACGACAGCTGTAATAGCTGCCGTAGTAGTGTGACTGTAAAGAACAGTGCCAATGCCAGCACTAAAAGTGCCGCCGGTGAATATGGCGCTGCCTTGGAGGTCAAAGACGGCACGAAAAATCGAGCCGTTGGAGATGGAGCCAAGATTGAGAGTACCGGCAGGGTCGTTAAGGAGCCAATCGTCGTTGATTGCGTTCACCGCGGAAACATCCGCCAATGTGGCTCGGACACCTGGACCGGTAGGGATTGGAATACTGCTTGCGTGGGGCTGATAAGTTAATTGTGAGAATTCTACCTCATACTCAATGTAGAGGTAGCCCACTTGCCCTGAGACTGAGGTCTGCGTGTAGACCTGCAGCTCCTCAGCGATCGCATCATCAGGATCGCTGGTAGTCGCTGGATCGACCATGTACCACTGCTGGGAACATTCAATGTCGATGAAGTTTTCCATCCAAAGGGGACCCATAGCGGCATTGCCTTGTGACATCGCACGCTGGAGGAAGGTCCCGGACTCGCCCTGTAAACAGGGCTCAGATACTGAGTGACTACTGCACATGACAATCTGGCCATTAGCAGTAGTCGCCACTTTCGGCACATAATGTACACGAAGTCGCTTCCAACGATACTTTTCGAAGGAGCGTGCCATATTGCCCAAAAAGGTGGACAACATGTAGGCTGGGCTCAGGAGAGCTGATTTGCCAACTCCAAACGTGGTAACTCCGTTACCTTCCACTGTGGAAAGGAAGTCGGAGCCGCGCAAAATCGCGCCGTTCTTGGTCTGGATATGTTGGGTCTTGACTGCACGCATGACACTACCGATAGCCACCGGAGCGGCCACCTGACGATTGTTGTTGCTTGCATTTTTCTGTTTCGAGGCTGTACCTCGGAGAGCTGGTTTTGTCATTGTTCCTAATGACTTCGGGGGTTGATGTTTATTGTCGGCGAACATTTGATCGACGAGTGCCCGTGATAGCACGGCGACTGCGGCCAAGGTGCGTTTCTCACCTCGGCCGAAGTTGAGCCGCGCAAACTCGAGGTCTGCGTCCAAGTCGCCCCGTCCACCAGAGAGGGCGAAATCGTGTTGTCGACAGGTCTCATCAAACTCATCAATACTGGGGGCAAACCCGGTCGTACTTTGAACGCGACGTCCATCTGACCAACCGGGGCCACACCAATTACCATGATAAGCAAAAGACATTTCGGAACCCAGTGCATACTAAAATTTTATTAGCGGACCATGCACTTTTACTGCCGCCCGAGCAGGAATGAGTTTATCTGGTCTTCTCAGGACCAAACAGCGGCTATACGTCAATCTCAAACAAGATCGACATGGGCTCCCAATGAACGGAGGAGTCCAACTCACTGCTCTCGAGCGCGATACGTAAGCTCTTTTCGACCTCGACTAGGTCTAAATCGTATCGTTCCTCGAAAAAACAACCCATCATCTCGGACGCATGGATATCGGCGGTACTGGGCAGTATCTTGTACTGCGCTTCCTTATCAAAGTATTTGGTCGCTGTGACCCCCTCCAGTTTCTTCAGCATCAATTCGCTGTACAACCCTAAGAGGGGGACAAAGTGGTACGCTTTGTAATTCCCGATCATCATTGCTTTCACCACTCCTGGCGCATGCTGCACAAGACCATAGCCGATCTTAGGCAGTTGCTTTCCAGGCTTGGCTCCAAGCACATACGTCTCAACACCGTTGACGACAGCTGGCCAGAACACACCTGAACAAAATTCCGCTTTTGCTATTGAGGTGTGAATCTTGACTTTAGGAATGAACCCGAAACGTTTGAACCCCTGCTCAACTTGTTCCGTGGCTTCCTCTATAGTCAAACCAGCACGGTAGACGTCCCTAGCCTTCACAATGCTAGTGTTGTCATCCCCGTGAACAGCTATCTTGACGTTCTCCGGTCCGAAGATCTTGTCAAGCGTATCAGCTGCTGTCATCCCAGTGTTCTGAGAGTTGCCTACCGACGTCTCAGGGTCGCCCGAGCACATGCCGAAATCGACAAAATACTTGACCCCGTTCCTTGTGTAACCTACGATATCGCGATGGTTGTCGTAG